GTTGCGGATGTTGGCCAACGGGTCGTGCTCGCTCCCGTAATCACGGCTCTTGGAACTATGAAGGGCCTTCATGCGGTCGAGGAGGTCGAAGTACGCCTGGCTCTTCGGGTGCACCTCGCTGTTCATCAGCGAGTCGCCCCGCAGCCGTGTCCACCCAGGAGCCTCGGTCGGCTCCGGGTCGCCGTTGTCGATCTTGTAGCCCATCATCTTCGGGTCATCGGCAGGCGTTGCCGCCATGCGTGCAGCGACGGCGTCGCGGAGTGTGTCGATTGATGATTCGAGAGTTACGGTCATTTCCTTTTCTTCCCTTCGCTGACGTGCATAGATGACAGCCCACCCTCGGGGCTGTAGATGAAAGTTTCGCACGCTTGTCTAGAGCCGATGAACCCGTTCACGGCGTGCCAATCGTCGGGCGGGCAGAGTGCCGGAGCCGTCCGCACGATCACGCCGTCGAGCGTCTCGATAGGCCGCTGCCATTCCGCAGCCTGCGAGTGGAAGTGGCCCGTGTGCCACTCGCGGTACGGGCACTCGCTCCACTGCTGCGAGGCTTCCAGGGCCATGATCTGCGGCAGCTTGCGCTTCGCCCGATGCCCGTGAGCGAAGCCCAGCAAGTTCCGCCCGTGCGTCAGGTATTGCCGCCCGGTGAAGTCTTCTTTGACTCGCACCGACTTCGATCCACGGAACCGCTCCAGCATGATTCGCTGAAACGTCCACGTCAGAACCTCGTCGTGGTTGCCGTTGACGATCACCACGTCGGTCGGCACCGCAGCGGCAGACCGCTCGACAATTGCCAACAACGTGTCGCACCCCACCTGAATCATCTTCTGAAGCCGCCCGTCACGCTCCAGCGGTGTACCGCTTGTGGTACTCCCATCGGGCCGGTCGTAATGAAACAGGTCACCGAGAAACGCAATCGTGCGGCGAGTGGGCGAGTGGGAATCCCCCACCTCTAGCAACTGGCTTCCGGCGTTGCCGACAAGCTGCTCAGCCAGCCCCAGGTCGTAGTCATCGCCGCCCGTCGTTCTGTTCCAGGCGTACTTGCCGAAGTGGCAATCCGCCACGACCAGAACTTGCCAGAGCCCTTCGCGTTTCGGAGCCTTGACAGTTTTGGTCAAGGGCTTGTGCAGCGACTTCTTCGCAGCGTCGATCATCGCCTCGACCGCTTGAATGATCGTCGGCCCGCCCTTGGGCTTGAGTCGTACGAAGACGCGGTGAAGTTCAATCGTGCCACCCTCGCCGTCCCCGCACTCCCACTTCGTAGCCTCGCTGGCGGCAACCTCGAACCGCGTCATGTCGGCCTCGATGTGCCGCAGCAAGTCCTCGACGGTCTTGATGCGGCGGCTCGTCGAGCGTGCTTCAAGGGAGTCGCCGTCCTGCCGCTGCGTCACTTGCTCGGCGTCAGCACTGGGCTTAGGCGGCGGGAGCTTCGACGCCACGGAAGCTTCTAGCGTTTTGCGTTTAGCCACTGAATGACTCCCTGCAAGCCGCTTGTCTTCCAGCCGCGTTCATTCGCGGCCTCCATGATCGCACGAGCGAATGCCGTCTTTTGGTGAGTCGCGTTGTCGAACTTGGCACGCACCGCTTCCAGTTCGGCCCGTGCGTCAGCGGGTAGTCTGGCAAACCACGTTTCAAAGCCTGGGCTGCGGTTCCGCGCCCGCGAGAGCACGTCATCGAGCAGGCTGCCTTGCTTCGCCTTTGGCATGGTCACTCCTTTATTCGCCATCCCAGCCCCCAGAGCAGGCGAGCTAGATCCCGAGCGTGCTGAGAGACCACGCTCTCGTCATAGGACGGGTTCAGTGCGTGGTACGCCTCGTGGATCAGCAGTTCGAGGGCGGCCCTGTTTGCCTTCTTGTACGTGCCCTCGTCAATGAGAATCCGCTCATTGACGTTCGGGTTCTTCTCGTCTTTGAGGAACGTCCAGCCGATTGCACTGCCACGCAGCCGCGTGAATCGAATGAGCCAGCGTTTACCGGCGAGCGTGTAGGCGTGGTCTTCCGGCACGGGCTTTCCCTTTCGCCCGTCACCGTACGCGGGGTGTCAACTCGCAGCCTTCGCCCTGGCCCTGCGGCAGGCCAGCTTCACAAGCTGCGTGGCCCCGAAGTCAGTCCACGGCAGCCGGGTGCGGCCGTCAGCCCGTCGCTTCGCGTGCTCGTCACGCATCGTGGCAAGAATCTCCGCGAGGCCCGCTTCGCTCTCGCACCAGTCGGGGCCGAGGGCGTTCATTCGGCTCGCCATCGACTTGCACCCGCATTCAGCTTCGGCCTCGACCCCGAGCCAATCGCGGAGGATGGCGGCGAGTTCGTCGCCGGGGCGAGGGCGGGCTTTGGGTCGCGGCGGCGTGGCTTCGGCTGATGGTCGGCAAACGGCAATCGGCGGCGACGGAAGATTCAGCCGCACAAGCCGGCCGCAGACTCCGCACCGCCAGCTTTCCCCGTCGCGGAAGAATTGGCAGGGCGTGTTCATGCGGCCGACACCGAGACTGTGATGCCGTCGAATCTGTAGGTGTTCGTGCCGTTGCCGTTGCTGGTCACGGCGTCCGCCTCGCCGCACCCGTTTCCGAACAGCCCTGGAAGGCTGACTACGCTGAGCGACATTTCGTACGAGCGATTCAGGAGGGCAGTCGGGCAGTGGTCTGTGGTGACGCGATCCGACACCGACGCATGGGCGAGGCCGTCATAGTTCAACGTGGCTCGCCACATCGGAACCGCAGCCAAGTATCCTGACCCGCCGCCCGTCACGGAAATGCCCGTTATCTGCCCGAACGTCTCCGATTCAGGGTCGCCGTCAACCGTAGCCTCGGCCTCTGCGCCTTCGCCAGCGTTGCTGCTGATCGTCACGACAGGCGTATCAACTTCGGAAGTGCCCGTCGATTCAGACAGGTAATACGACCCTGGCTCCCAGACGACCACCGACTCAATGATGCCGGTCGATTTGTAGTATTCGCCGCCGCCGCCATACCACGGGAAATTGACTGACGAAATCACGCCAGTGTCACGGTAGTACGAGCCCCCGTTCGAGATGCCGATACCAGTGATAGCTCCGGTGCCATCGACCGACGAAACGTAGATGTATGAGCCAGACGCCTCGATGTCGCCGGTAGAGATGAGCACCTCGTCCCACTGGCTGTATCCGCTGCCGCCGTTCGTGATAGCGACCGACGACACGGTCCATGAGTCGCCGGACGCCGACAGTGACGGGGCCAGCACCGCACCACTCCCGCCGCTGGACGGCAGGCTGGCGGTCACATCTGGCTGGCTGCGAACCGTGCTGATCGTGGCCGACGCGCCGTAGACTTGCGTTCCGTCTGTCACTGCGAACGTGACGCTCGTGCCGTCTGTGTAGCCCGTGCCGCCGTTGTTCACTGTGACCGACGACACGCTCCAAATATCGAGTCCGTCCAAATCCGTTGATTGCCCGAGCGTGACGGAAAGGCTGGCACCGGAGCCACCCGAAACAGATGCCGTTACCGTTGGTGCCACCCTGCCGATGACGACGTAGGCCGAAGCCGCTGAATTAGTCGTCGCCCCTTCCTCCGGCGTGAACACGACAGACACGTTCCCGGCGTAGCCTGTGCCGCCATTCGTGACGGCTACGGACTGCACACCCCACGTTGCCGACTCACCGCTGCCGCTCTGCGTCAGCGTGGCCGTGAGCGTGGCTCCGCTGCCGGTGCCGCCCGAGAGCGTGACGGTCATTTCTGGCTGCGTCCGCGTGAAGATTTCGCGTGCGTAGCCTTCGCCTGGGTTTGTGATCGTAATGCCCGTCACTTGCCCGCCGCCGACACTGGCTTCGGCGGTTGCGCCATACGAACCCCACGATGGCGGCGAGATTGTCACATTCGTAAAGGCAGTGGTTGCTCCGATAGACAACACTGCATTACGGACGCCAGACAGAGAGCCACCGCAGTCTTTTGTTCCCCAGTTGAAAGCGTTGTTGACGAATCCCCACGGAAGGTCTGGCATGATGCCGGAATATCCGATAACGCAAGCCTCGTTTCTGCCCCCCTCTGCAATCACGCCCGACTCGTCGCGAGCTACTAGGCTGATGTTGGCAACAGCGCCAATCCCGCCGCCAGTTGATTGGCTGATGGTGCAGTAGCCAGTAATGCCGCAGTGGTCGGCAAGCCCAGGGACATAAGCGCCAGAAACTGAGCCGCCATTCGCACCAGAGTGCCCAAAGATTAGCGGAATCCCAGACGCCGAAATCGACACTTGATCCGGCACTGGGCACCCGCCCTGTGACGACTCCCCGCACTCCCCCTCCGCAATCGCCACCGTGCCATTCGTCATGCACGAGTATTGGCCCGAAAAGTGTTCGGCGTCGAACGTCAGTCCGGCGCACGGGATTGGGTTGCCCTCGTCGTCAAGCGATGGCCGCGATCCCGACAGCAAGGTTGTTGCCGCATTGTTCGCCGCCCTCCGCACGACCGTCATCGTGTGATTCGTCGCACCCAGGCTCAACGACATCTGAAGCGTGCCGCCGTAGTTGTCTGGGCAGACTGAACACACGCGATCGCTGACATACTCGCAGGCATTCGGCCCGAATATCTGACCGCCATGCACAAGCGTCACCGCCGTGATGACGCCCGGCTTGTAGTAGCGGCCAGCGGTCAGCAACTCGACGGCAGTCGGTCGCCCATTCGTGTCGTAATACTCGCCACCGTCAGTGATCGTGAACGACGTAATAGCTCCGCTTCCGTCTACGGCCATCGTCACCGTAGCCGCCCGAACAACCGTCGCGGTGGTTCCGGTCGTGTAGACCGAGACAGTGTCGGCCGCCGTGAAGTCGCTTGGGAACCAAAACCCGATTCCGACAGACGAGACGGACCACGCCTCGCGTCCGTTGGCGTCGATGCCTTGCGTGCGGCCCACAACCAGCCCGCCGTCGAACGTGCCACCGCCAGCGCGATTTATTCGGACGCCGAATGTCGGGGCGGCGCGGTTGATCTGCGTGATCCTAGCGGTCGCTGCCTCCTGCACGACAACGCCAGGCTCCTCGCCAAAAAAGCCAAAGTTGATGACCACGCTGCCTGGAGTCAGCGAAACCGTTGACCCCTCCGTATATCCCGACCCGAACCCGCCGGGCGTTGCTATGTCGCTGACTTCCCAGTAAGGGTTGCCGCTTTCGTCCTCTTGCTGCGAGTAGCTGACGTTGGCGTATGAGTAGATCGCCACTGGACTTGCCGGCGTCAGGCGGAGGTTCGTTGACAGCGGCCGCGTCGTGGCAATCGTGATCGTCGCCTCCGGCTGCTCGGTGATGCAGCCATTCGATGAAAACACGACCTTGTCGCCGATGGAGTAGTTCGCCCCACCGTTCGTAAGCTTGATGCCGGTCACGGCGTAGCTGCCGTCCGTCGCACTGCGGGCCGTCGTGACCGAGAACGTCGCCCCCGATCCGGTCGCGGATGGCACCGACGCCGTCACCGATAGCGTCGGGTCTGGCGGCCGCTTCAGTTGGAACGTCACGTCGTCAAGGAATGAGCACTCGTTACAGTTCTCGGTGCCGTGGGCGAAGCCCGAGAATGTCGCCGTGAGGCACAGCGGGGCGCAGCGAGGGCAGGGCTGGCATGGCGGCTCGCCGCCGCCGCAGCATCCGCAAGGCGTGCCGGGAAGGAACATCTCAGCACTCCGCTGCGATCAGATACCACGCCGTGCCGTCACGAGCGATGGCACAGTTGCGAGCCGACGCGGCGGTGGCGATGTTGGCAAAGAGGTTGACGGCAGACACGGTCGCGGTTGACTCGCGAAAGGTGACGGTTTTTGCAGCGGCCTTTGACCACGCGCCGGTGAACGTGCACATCTTGAAAACCTTGCGCCCGCCGCCGCTCGGAATCGCCCCAAACGTCAGCGGCCTCGCCCGCCTGGGCTCCTGCTCAATCGCACGCACTACGCGGGCAATCCGCACCGCACTCGGGAAGTCGAACTGCGTGAGCGACATATGACTAGATCGCTGGCGGTGTCACGGGCGGCGTGCCAAAGAGCGACGCGAAGTTGATTTCAGGATTCACGCGGCGGTTCAGGATCGCAGGCACGCCAAGCGTGAGCCCGCCGCTGCCGTCGAGGCCCACGGGATTCGGCGATGCGATCCATTCGCTGTTTTCAAAATCAAACACCATCGCTCTTCTTTTCTGCCCGCCGCCGAGAAAATTCCAACCAATGTCGGGCAACTGAAGATTGTGCCCGCTCTGCCGGTAGTGCAGTTCGGCCGTCGCCTGCCAGTAGCTCACAAGGTTTGCGCCGAACTGCTCCCGCGTGGTCGCCACTTTCACCTTCTGAACTTTGATCGTGTGCGTGTTGCACCCCAGATAGGATTCGTTGTTCACGCAGTTCTGCGCCGCGTACCACGATGACGGGAACTGGGCAAAGTTCTTCACGACAGTCGCCACCACTGTCGATTCCTGCGTCACGAGCCCAGGAAAGTAGTCGTACGCGCTGTTGGTCAGCGGTCGCAGCGTCGTGCCGTCATAGTAGGTCAGCGCAGGAACTTCGCCGGGCTGCGAGTCAAAGTCCCACACAGGCGAGCGATTCACTGGCGTCGCGAGTTCGTCGGCCGTCACCACGCCGTACTCGAACAGCACATGCGTGTGATACGGCGACCCGTCGAAGCCCTCGGTGAGCTTCATGCTCCGTACGCGGTGGTCGGTGTAGGTCGGGTGGTTTGAGCCCAGGTCGATGCCGAGGTGCGTGAAAATCTCTGTCTCGGCGGTCGGGGCCGTGATCGTGTCATCGCTGAGGATGCAGACAAACTCCCGCGTGAGCTTGCGAGGCTGGCCGATTGCGTACTCGGCTTTACGCGGTAGTTCTTTGGAAGACACGACGCCCATGATTCAGCCCTAGAGGATGGCGACCGGCTGGCCGAGTCGGTTGAGGTCGCGGTCGATGCTCGCCGCAATGCGGCCCATTACCTTGTTCAGCGAACGCAGTTGAATCAGTTGCGGGTCTTGCTGCTGATTGAACAAGTCGAGAACAAGCTGCTGCCCTTCCTGCGTCCGCACGTCGGCGGCCTGCACCTGACGCGGGCCGAGGGTGTTGAGTTCGGTGAGGCGACGCTCTTGGCGATCAAATTCCGCCTGCTCGGCTTTGGCACGCTCTTCGGCAGCCTTCTGCTGCTGCTGAAGCAGTTCTTCCTGCTGCTTCGCCTGAGCTTCGGCAAGTTTCCGCTGCCGGTCCTGAAATGCCTCGCGCCGGGCAGCGGTTCCGTCAGCAACGTCACGCTCCCGCTTAGCCAGTGCGTCGATTTGCTGGAGGCGAAGGTTGGCGTCCGCTAGTGCCTTCTTGTCACCGCCTTCACGGGCGCGGGCGACTGCCTCCTGGGCGGCAACCTTTTCTTGCTCAAGTTTCTTGAGGTTTTCGGCAGCCTCGATCTGGGCTTGCTGTTGCTTGTCCAGAGAATCAAAGATCAAGCGATCAACGTCAGCCTGAACTTGCTTCCTCTTTTCTGCGGCATCCTCAATGTTTTTCAGTTCTTTCTCGAAGGCTCGCTGCTGCGCCGCTACCTGCTGCTCCAGCCCTTCCTTGTTGAGCACGCCGTCTCGGGCCTGCTCCTGCGCGTCGGCGACACCCTGCTTAAGAGCGTCAAAAGCCACTGCTCCAGCGTTGCCAAACTCTGCCGCCCGATCTGCCATGCCGCCTAGCTGCTGGTTGATCTGCTCGAACGCAGGCCCGAAGCCAGCCTCGCCGAAACCCTGCTCAGCAGCCTGGAGGTTGTCTTCGAGCCGTGCCTGAAGTTGATCTATCTGGGCTAGCTGCGCGGCACCAGCGGCGGCAGCCTGTTGGTTGCCCTGCTGGCGAGCCGCGTTAATTTCCACGGCAACTCGCTGCGCCTCTCGCTGCACTCCGAGAATCGCCTCTTCCACGCGAGCGGCGTCATCCTGAACGGCAAGCAGTTGCTCGACCCGCCGCTTGTCCTCTTCAATGATTCGCTTTTGCTCAGCCTGAACATCCCGAAGCTTGGAAATCTGCTTGTCATACTCAGCATTGACGGCCGCAACCCCCTGCTTCAGCGCTTCGTCATTGATGATGCCACGCCCAAACTCTCCGCGAAGCTCGCCAACTTTCGTCTGGAATTTCAGGGCAGCATCAAAGCCTTCCTGTCCAAACTCCTGCGCCCCGCGAATCGCCTTGTCTACTTCCGCGTTGAGGTCCGCAAGGGTCTGCTCCGTGGCTGCATCCACCTGAATTTCAAGCTTGGCATTGTCGCTGATGTTTGAAAGCTCATCGCGGAACGCTTCGCCGGCGAGCTTCGTCTGGCTGCGGAACTCGTCAACGTCGATGAAGCCCGCCTTGAAGTCTTCGGCGACGCCTTGCAACGCACGCTCGTATTCCTCTGCGGCATCGAAGCCAGCCTTGCCAAACTCAAGCGATTCTTCTTTTGCTTTCTCAATCTGCTTCGTGATGTCTTCGATGGACTTGAGAAACTCGGGCGTCGGAGGTGCCTCTAGTTCCTTTTTCAGTTCGACAACCTGCCCCTTCGCTGCGGCGAGCACCTGCTCTGCCGTCTGTCCGGCGGCGATTGCGTCGCGCTGGGCATCGCTGATCGGGCCAGCCTGGACTTCGCCGATTTGCTCTCGCAGTTTTTGAAGCTCGCGAGAAAACGCTGCGAGCCTGTTCTGCTCTTGCCCGAACCTTGTGATCGCACCCGTTGCAGTCGCCAGTGCGTTTGCGATGGCAATGCCCGCAGGCGTGAACGACGCGATGATCTGGTTGCCCGCCCCACCAGCGGCGACAGAAAGCTTGTCCATTGCAGCGCCGAACTCGTCAATGTCACGCCGCTGGGCCGTGCTGAGCGTGGCTCCGAACCGCTCCATATCGTCGGCGGCACCGCCAATGTTGTTGAAGAACGGCACCAATTCAGACCCGGCACGACCGAAGAGGTTGATCGCGGTCGCGGTGCGCCTCGCCGGGTCTTCGATGCTGCGGATCCGTTCGCCGATTAGTTGGTACTGATCCTCCGGGCGCAACGCCTGCAACTCAGCAGCCGTCACGCCGATCTCAGCCAATGCCTTCTGTGCAGCCTTGCTCTCCTCATCGACACCGAGGACACTCCTTTGCAGCCGCCCAAATGCAGCGCTGACCGACTCGATACTCGTGCCGCTTCGTCGGGCCGATTCGTCCAGCGTCTGAATGAACTCGAACGACACGCCGAGCTTATCGGCGGTGTTGCCGAGCTTCTCGACGCGATCATCCAGGACGGCGAGCCCCTGAGCCACCTGGGCCGCAGCGGCACCAAATCCAGCCACGCCAGCAACCGCAGCCGTGAACGGATTGATGAGCCCCGCCACCGACGCCCCGATGCTGCTCAGTCCCTGCGACAGCCCGGCACCAAAGACCCTCGACAGCCCTTCGCCGGCTGACGCGAGCCCTGAGAGCCTGCCCGCCACGTTGCCAATCGGCCCAGGTAAGGCGGCAAGAATGCCGCTGAGTTCGTTGAACTTGAGCGTGCCGCCGTCGCCGATCTTGTCGGTCGCGTCGGCGAGCTTGTTCGCTTCAATGGTCGCCTTGGCGAAATCGTTGGCGGATCGCTGCAACGCACGCCCGTAGTCTTCCTCGCCGAGAACGCCCAGCGAACGAAGCCTGTTCAGTTCGGCAACCGACTGCTCGTAGGTTCTTGTTGCTAGCTGCTCTTTTGTCAGGTTTGCCGTGACAATCTCGGCTGCCCTGGCAACGGCATCGGCACGTTCCTTTTCGGCAGCAGCGGAAGCCTTTGCCGCCTCTGCCGATTCGGCCGCGAGTTGCGAATCGAATGCCTTGGCTGCTGACCGCTCGGCTTCGGCAAGCGCATCGGCACGCTGGCGGGCAGCATCCGCTGCTAGCTTGTTGATCCCAAGCGACTCGATGGCGGCCGCGTTGTAGGTCTCTTGGTTGAGCAGCCCTTCTTGGAATCGCTGGTTGTATAGCTCAAGCTCTGCCGTCTGCCGCTGCTGCTCCGTACGGAACCGGCGAGTGATTGCCTCGGCTTCGCCCACGCGGTCTGCCGCATTTTTTGCTTCTGCCGAAAGTTGGGCCAGAGCCGCCGTATATTCTCTCGCGTCGGTGATCGCCCCGCTCTTCAGGGCATTGTTCAACGCTTCGAGTCGCGTCTGGAACGTCCGCTGAACCTCCGCAGCCTTGCTCGATGTCGAGGCGAACTTGTCAAACGCCGCCGTGATGCTCGAAGTCTCTTTGTCCAACTGAATGATCGCCCGCTCTACGGACGAAAGACTCTGCCGAACGCCGGTCGCGTCCGCAGAAATCTTCATCGCCAGTGAGAGCACGTTCGCCATCAGTCGAATCCAAGCTGTTTCTTCAAGTCCAAAATCACGTCGCGGGCCTGCACCTCGTGCTGCGGGGCTTCCTCGACCGGGATGAAGTCGCTCGCTCGCGGTGCCTTGCCTTTCTCGCTGTACGGTGCCAGGATCGCCGAGACAGTCAGGCCCGTCTCAGCCCAACTGTCAGGGATCGCGTGGTAGTACCGCGTGAAAGCCATCCACTCGCCAAGCTCACGAGACGACATGCGCCGCTCGATCTCGCCTACCGTCATGCCAAGATGCCCCGCCAGACGAAACAGGAACCGTCGCGTCGGGCGGATGTTCAGTTTTTTGCTAGCTCCTCCACGTCGCTTTCGCTCATCGCGTTGTGCTTCATCGCCTTGTCGAACAACTTCGACACGACCTTCGCCGACTTGCCCGCCAACTCCTCGACCTTCTCGTCGCTGAACAGCCGCTCGCCCGTCTCGGGATGGCAGAGGCAGCGGGCGAGGAACTTCGTGCGGAAATTATCGATGCCCGTCTCGCGCTTGCCGATCCACTCCCGCTCGTAGGCGTCACGCTCGCCGACCGTCATCACGCGGATGCCGAGCGTCATGTTGCCCCACTCCTTGACCGTGACCTTGAGGATG